TTGATGTCTTGGTCGAATGTGTTTTCGTCGCAGTACTCGGTCAGGATGCGGATGTAACCTTCGCCGTAGGAGACTTGGTTTTCGCAGGCCGTGTCGTAAGCGACATCTGCGTCGGAGATGTATTCGATGTGTCTGACCATTCCATTGAAGATTTCTGCAACTTCAACATCTGCGTGGTCGTCGGCTGGAATAACTTTGCCACTTGGGCGGTTTTGCCTTTGGTCATTGGTCACCTGCCTTACGTGCTGGGGCAACTTGTTAACCGTCAAGCACGGTCTGGCGTTGATCGTCTGGCCCTGCACAGCGCCACGGGTGGCCAACACGTCCGCTGGCCACTGCCAGTGGTTGTCGGGCGAGCCAGCGTAGAACTTCAGGTCGTCGATCTCATCTTCACGACTCTCAGACAAAGCAGCAATGGCCATGTCCAAACGCGAGCGAGCAGTCGCCAAGACACTAGATGTTGTGTCCTTTTGCTTGCCACCGTTGGCCACAGCACCGGCTGCGGCGATGCCTGTGTAATCAGCCATTATTTTTTCTTCTTTTCTGCTTCGCGCTTAACGCTGTAAGCAATTGCGACCGCTTGCTTGACTGGCTTGCCAGCAGCAACTTCGGCCTTAATGTTCTTGCGGAATGCTTCGGGTGTTTTGGATTTAACGAGTGGCATGTTATTTCTTCTTCGCTGTTTTAGCAGACTCTTTGAAATCTTTGGCCGTTGGCGCATTCTTGCTGCCAGGCTTGTTCATCTTCTCGCCAGAGCCAGCTTTGATACGCGCTTGCTTGGCATGGATGTTTGCGTAAAGTCCAGGTTTAGTCGCCATGATCAGCACTTCCATCGTTTAAGAGCCGCTTTGGCGCGTTCGCCATCTTTGGCGTTCGCAGCTACTGCGCCCATTCTTGCACAAAACGAAGCCTTGCGGCCCTTATCTGCTTCAGTCTTAGGATTGGGTGCTGGCGCTTTGAGGTTAGAACCCGTGGCAGCGTTGTACTTCTCGCGCCCTTTGGCGGTCAGCCCTGCGCCTTTGCTTACCGGCAGTTTCTCGCCGCGGCCAACTGATAGAGACACGTTTTTCTTCATGCGCCCATCCATCCTGTAGAGACTGCGCTTTGAGAAGAAGATCGCCTTATTGTAGGCTCTTTATATTCTCTGTGCGCCACGGGGAAAGCAAACGTAACTGCAAGCGCATCAGCCGCATCAGGAGAAGCTAAACCTCTTGCTCGCATCTCTTTCTTGCCTTCCAAAAATATAGTTCCTGAAGAATTTGGTTTCTTCGTTGGACCCGTAAAATCAGCCTTCAATTGCCGATCTGACGGGATACTAGCAGATTTCAGCCAATTACGCATCTCATTCCACATCTCTGCTCGCTTATTTCCAAATGCCTGCGAGTGCTTGGCCTTGCCTCCAAAGTTCACACCTCGGACCTTGTACCTCTGCTCAGTCAACCGGTCTAGTATCCCATACCCCAAACCACCCTCATCAATCACAGTCAAGGTTGGTTTGTATTCCTCAATGGCGTCAATCACTCTGCCCACAATTTCCATCGTATCTTCGCCCTTATAGCGCTTGATGGCCACAATGTCTCTACCCTGCCTCACCACAATCACGGTCGAATCTGCCCCACCTCGAGCTGGGTCAACTCCAAGGATGATTGGCGCCGTCAAATCCTTGTACCTTGGCCTCTTCATCGCATCATCCACGATCACAGGGCTAATAAACTGGTCTTCGCCAGCTGAAGGAAACTCGCCATAGACCTCAACCTTGGCTTGGCTGCTGTCCTCGCCATATTCAGCAATGATCTGCTCATAAATCGACTTGTCGGTGTCTTCCACTGTCCTGGCATCCACAATTTTGGACGTCCAAAAGTCCCGTTTGGCGTGAAAACACTCAAAAAAGTATCCCTCATTGCGCCGTGGGTTGGAAAATGCAAACCAGTACCGGTCCGGCGTGTTCTCAGTAAAGAATCCGGCTCCTACCTCCCAAATCGGGTTGGGGATACCGCTGGACTCATCAAAAATCAACATCATCCCGTCTTGATTGTGCACACCAGCGTAAGAATCGGGGTTTTCTGCGCTCCACAGCTTGCCCTCGCAAGCCCAATAACGGGTGCCTTTTCGCAAATCTCGCTCCACCAGCTCAGTCAACCACTGCGCCGGCACCAGTTTGGTAGCCGAAATCTCCCACCAGTGCGAATTGATGAGCATTGCAGCCCATTTGGTCAACTCGGCCCAAGTCACTGAGCGCAGCTGGTTCTCACTGTTGGCACTAACAACAACTGAACCACCAATGCGGGTGGTGAGCATCCACAAAATCAACCAGCTAACTAGGGCTGACTTGCCAATACCTCGGCCAGAAGACACCGCCATGCGGATGGTGTCATAGTCAACCAAACCCTTTTGCTTCTTGATGTGCTGAGTAATGTCTCTGAGCACCTCCCTCTGCCATTTGCGTGGGCCGGTGAACTTCTCCAGCGGCGTATTCTTCTGGCCCCAAGGAAAAGCAAAAAGCACAAAAGCCTCCGGATCATCAGCAATGGCCGGTGACCATAGCTCCACCATCAGCTTTTGTTCTTCTTCGGATTTGTATATCGTGGTTTGCATTTATCTAGCTATCTGATAGAATGTTGCTTTGGAGGCCAACAATGAAAAAAGTAGTTGCATACTGTGGTTTTAATTTTTCCAACAATTCTGCTTATTTGCGGATGCCAGAAGCGTTTTGGTGTCAACCAGATAAACAGCGCCTTGAAATCGTAAACCAATTGATCGAAGAATTGACCAAAGAAAAAGACCATCTTGAGTCGATCAATCAACTTGATACCCAAGGTATCTAGCAATATTGTCAATTGCTTCTTGATCTAATTTTTCCCCAGTATGGCTTTTAAGCAATGATGTGCGGATGTTGCTCAATGTCTTACCCTGCGCTTGGCGCTCTTTAAACAACTTAGGCATCATTAAATAATCCGGCACACCAACCACCTGTCCTTGTGCATTTTGTAACGATCCCATAACTTGCGCTTTAAGGCCGGCATTGTATGAACCATGTTGAAAGTTTGGTGTGACCATTTGAGTTTTGGGCTGTACGCTTAACAGCGTATGCGCCATGCCAGTCTCTGCACCTGGCTCGCTCATCACGTTATAAACATCTTGCCACCGCGGGAATCCTTGCTTTTCCATTGCATAAGTTGATCCAACTTCGCCAATTGCTTTTCGAATATTGCCAGCGGTGTAATCCTCAGTGCCGTTGGCCATAATGTCCCGAATATTGGGACTATCCAAGCCAGGGAATTTTTTATATGGGTATGTAATTTCTCCAGTAACTGGATTTTTTACTTTTGTATTTCTAACCGCATCTCTGTAAGAAGTGAGCGCCTCTCTAGATGGCTTTAAATAATTTAAAGACCCAACATATGCTTCAGCCACATGATGCGAAAAATTCAAACCAGTTGGCGCAAGATTCATCTGCACACCTACGGTATCACCCAATTCGCTGTATGTATTTAAGTTGTTGATCTTTGATATTTGCGCCGTTTCATTAGAAGCACCGCCAACACCTTGCTGTAAATTTTCTTGAATGTACGGGTAACGCCTGCCGCCTTGACGCTGCACAAACGCTGGTGTCGCATCTCTCAAACCTTGCGTTAACGGTACACCAGCAAGCTGGGTTACATCACCACCAGTTGCAGACGTATCCCACAAAATCGGCACTACATATTTATCTAACAATTGATTGGGATTGACTCCCATTTCTTGCGCCACATTCAATGATGGCTGCACAATGTCACCAGTGCCAAACAATCTAGCCTGCTCTCGCCGCATTACTTGGGGCGTATCCAATATTGATTTGTACTTTGTCAGCGCAGCCTTTTCCGCGGGAGTCAGCATCGCTTCAGTCTTGCCAGGGAACAACGCTTCAACAGCTTTTAACTTGCCAACACGTTCGGCCATATTGGCTGTTGTACCCTGCGCCATACCCTGCAATATCTCAGCAGGCAAACCACCCTGCTCCATCATCTGAGGAATCACCCTCTCAGCATAACGCTCACCAGCTCTGCCTGCTTGCATCGCTGCTTGTCTTGCAGCTCTTGCCGCCTGAAGACTCGCCATCGTTACAGGCTTTGCTGTAGGTGCTACCGCCATTGCAGCTTCTAACGCCTCTGGCCTCACCCGTGTTGTTCCACCCAAACCACCAGCGCCAGTTGTCAATGGCTCACCATACGACAACCGGTCCAATGTCTGACTAATTGCAGGGACACTAAGAAATTGCGCCGCGCCTTGCATCTGCTGAGTTCTCTCAGGCGCATAACTCTGCGCCAAAAAATCAGCCAATGCGCCCAGATACTCATTCCTTGGCACCGGACCAATAGACCCCTGATACGCCAACATATTCGCTGGGCGCTGCGTAAGTGCATTGTTGTAGGTCGGCATGGGTCAAATATACATTAAAAAATAAAAAAAATTGTGTGCGATGCCACCCGTTCCGGTGCCCTTTCGCCGCGGCCCTACCCCCCCGCCCGAAAAATTGGCAGGTGGGGCCATGGGCGCCGGCTGGACCTGACGGCCAATGACCCTAGTTATCCACAGGCCGAGGGCTAGATTCTGCGGCTTTTGTCCACAGATCCTGTCGGTTTGGGTTGGCCTTGGCCATTTGGTTTGTATAACCTGTGCACAACCCACTTTGTGGTTAACATAATAGTCATTGTGTAAAACCAACTATGTCAGCAATCTGTAAGACAGTATATAAATCAACAACTTACTCTCAAAAGATATGCACATATTACTTTGGCTCTATATCTGTCACGTCATCCGACTTGGCCATACCAATCTGAACGCGAGCCTGCGCCTGCTCGAGCGCTTGAATGACGCTGATCCGGTTATCGCTGACGCTGACATCGAGCCGGTCACCGTATGTCCTCGGCTTGAGTTTGCTGGCCACCCATTTGCGAGCATCGACCTGAAGGCGCTTCTGGTTCACCCAGGCGCTCATTGCAGTGCCTTCCAAGCCATCTGGCGGCTCTGCATCAGCCAGCTCAACAATCTCCTCTGCCAGACGGTCTGCGCGGTCTTCTACGGCCTTTTCGTAGGCTTCCTTGTACTCTGGGTTGGTTCGGATCATCAGCTTGGCCAAACCATAGCTAGGCATTCCTTCCAAACGCAAAGCGCCAGACAAGCTTTTGCCGCCAGCAACTTCATCAATGATCCGCTGCCAGATCGGGTTTTCGATGGGGAACTCCACCGGCCTGCCCATGACTGCGCCGCTTTTCGTCGTTTTTTCTGCCAAAGTTTTCATGCCTGCCCCGTGCGCGCGCGCGTAATTGGAAAAATTGTCGCCGAGAATCGCCCACCCCGACATTCCCGCACATCCTGATTAGCCAAAAAATCGGGGTACTCACAACCTGCTTTCCCCCAAAGTAGCAACTGCATTGCCATTGTCATGCTATCACCTCAATTTCAACCGCATAGACTTTGGGTCCATCTTTGCGCTGGTTGTACTGCCAATCCAAATCTTTGTGGCCATCGTCAACGCCAAGCCAATCAGCCACTCCGTCCCGCACAGCTTTGAAGGCTGACTGAAGGTTGTCACCGTCTAGTGCCCTTGGTGCGATTCTGGTGAGCACCAGTGTGCATGGTGGAGCTGGTGGTGCTGCAATAGACGCCAATGCGTTAAACGCTTTGGACCGGTGACTTTTAGCCAATTTTGCCTTCACAGCCCAATGTAACCTTAAGTTTGCCACCGACACAATCTTAATCGGGACCCTAATTTCAATCATTCACTTGTCCCTTTCCCGTCTTTCCCACTTCCCTGTCCTTCCGATCCCATCCGGCCCATCCGCCATCCGATCCTTCCTGTGTCTATAGACACAGGAGGAAGGATTCGGATGATTGGCGGGGTGGGAATCCGGATGACTTCGGATGGTTTCGGATGATTCGGATGATAATTCGGATGCATCCTTACTCATCCGATTCGGATAACTTCGGATGATTTCGGATGATCTGGGTGAGTCCTGTACCCTCCATCAGCCTCCACCACCATCCCTTTGGCAATCATACTTTTCACTACTTCCCAGAATCTATTGTTCTTCACACCATGCTCTTTGGCGCTCTCTCGCCACTCATCGTATTGGACCGGATAGCTTGTCAAATTGTCTTGTTCGCGCTTAACCTCGATCAGCACCAAGCACTCCATGACGATCTTTTGGTTTGGTGAGAGGTAGGTTTTCTTTTGGACTTGGCTGACTAGACCGCTGATGTCTACGCTGGTGAGGTAGGCACCTTTGACTGGCAGGTTGTGCTTGTCCAAGATGGGCAGATCAACTTGGGTGATCTGGAAGTTCTTGGCCGCTGGCATTTCCGCGTCCTTCATTTTTTTGGACTCAAACTGGATGGTCTTGGTGCCTGAGTCCAGCGCCACCTTGTACTCAGCATCGAGCGCACCACGCAGGGCTGTGGAACCTCTTGAACGCTCTTTGTCCATGGCGCCACTGTGGTGGACCACCAAGACGCAGCACTTCCATGGCTGGCGCAGGTAGGTGTCTAGGTGCTGGATGAAGGCATTCATGTCTTGGGTGATGTTCTCATCGC